TGTTCCTTTGTCCAGATTGCGCTGAATGATCTTGTTTGACTCGTCAATCATTTGCCGCTGCGCCCGAGTCCAGGCTCCGATTTCGTAGTCGCCGTAGGTGCTGCCATCAAACGACCCGGCGGTGATGGCGTACTTCTTCCAGGCATCCTCGCGAGCCTTGATGTAGTCATCGCGAGTGGATTGATAGCCGCTCTTTTGAACGGTCAGCGTGTTGGTCAGCGTGGCGATCGTTGACGTCGCATATTCCTCGCTCACCTGGCCAGACTTGCGTGCCTGCTGCAGCTGAGTAATCAGGTTCCTTGTTGCTGCAGGGTTGTTCATGGCCTGCATGCGCTGAATCTCAAACCGCTCCTGGTTGTTCCGCTGCTGCTGGCCAAAGATGGCTTTGTTCTGGTTGGTGAAGAGCGTGTCTGTCGTAGACAGAACGGCCGACTGGTACTCCGCGGGCACCGTGACCAGGAGGCCTTGGTTCAGCCTCTCTTGAGCTTTTCTGGCCCCTTCCAGATTGCCCGCCTGAAGCAGCGGCGCGACTTCCTCCGCAAACCGGGTCGTGGCCTCCTCCTTGTATCGCTCCACTTCTGCAGCATCAGCCTGCTGGTTGCGGGCCAAGGCCAGCCTTTGCAGTTCCAGCTGGGTGTCGACAATCCAGCTGGGACCCTGTCGATTGACCCAGAGAAGTTTCTCGTTGATAACAACTCGATCCGCCTCGCCCGGCTTTCCCTTGATAAGGACGTCGCGGTCGTCTTTTGGCCCATCAAACAGCCGCAGAAATGGGCCAATGGTTTGGCCGTAGTTAAGGCCAATCCTTTGCTTTTCTGTGTAGCTGATGATTGTGTTGCTCCAGGCTTTCCAAAGGTCCCTGCTCAGCTCAGCGCGTCGCTCATTGCTTAGGCCAAGAGTTGAGGATTGATCAAGGATGTCCTGCAGCTCTGTTGTCGCAGCTTCCTGGTCAACTTGACCCTTCATCAGTGCAACCGCCAGGTTCCTGACACGCCCATAGGAAGACGCTTTCAGCCCTTCCCAGTCGGAGTCGGACTTGCGCGTCGACTGACTCTGCTGATCCGCCAGCTGGTATTGCAGGATCTGTGGACGCAGGGCCTTGATGTCTTCAGCTGTTGCGTTGACGCCGCCGTAGATCTGTTGTGATCGCCATGCGATGTAGGCAGGGTCGGCAGACGACAGGCTGTGCAGTCGCACCTTGCTGCCATCTGGCAGCGTGACCTCTGGATTCTTTGCCGCCTCGGAGCTGAGGTTTGCTGCATTAAGCAGCAACTGCTGGCGTCGTTGAGCTGTTTCGATATAGGGCCCAATGCGGCCCAGGTTGTTTTGGATCTGCGCCTGCAGCAGCTGCGCCTGGCTCTTGCGCTCTGCTGTGGCGTTGGGGTCGTTGATGACGGCGCTGAGGTTGGCCTGCATCTGGGAGATGTCGCGCCCACCCCCGAACTGCCCAGCCTGTTCGATGATTGCTGCTGCCTGCTCCTGCCTGGACTCCTCAACCTGCTTCCGGTACTCAATCGCCTGTGTGGTGAATTGATTGAGGTTGGCGTTAAAGCCCTTGAGGGAATCAGCCAGGCGTGACCAGTCATCTGGTGCACGCAATGGCTGTGGTTCAAAGATCCGCGTCGCAGCAGGGCGGTCCATCTTCGCGACCTGCCGGTAGGTCTCGACGATTTCAGCCCGTGGCTTGAGTTGCAGCGGGGCAGTGAACTCCGTCTCGACGACGCCAGGTGATGACACCTGAGGTGTGCCGCCAACGGACCGCCTGGTTGCCTGGCGGTCGGTGACGCCTTGGTTAGAGCCGAGATTGATGCGTGCCATGGGTCGTCAGCGTTGAAGGGGCGAAAACTATGTGGCCCAAGGATTCCATTTGCCGGGGTTGCCACCCCCCTGCTTAATCGCGCCAGCTGTACTCATGCCCATGCTGACGCCGCTCATGATGCTGCTAGCCCCGCCAATGAGGTACGGCGTCGAGCTTGGCTTCGGCTTGTAGATCGGTTCAACAGGGCTAAGGATTGTCTGCTTGGCATATGCCGACAGCGAGGCCATGCGACTGGCCTGCTCTGCGGCGATTCCACGCTTGGCTTCCTGTGTCTGCATGCCACTAAACGCCAACTGTCTGCCTGTCGCGAAGTCGTACTGGTCCAGGGTCCTTCGCACATCAGCAAGCAGCAGGTCGTCGACCGCCCCCGCTCGGCCAAGTGCCTTGACCTGGCCCTTCGCCTGCAGTGCTTCCTTCGCCTTCTCTCTTGCCTGCTGGCCCAGGGCCTCCCGTTCCTGCATCAGCTGCAGGTTGGCTTGCGCCACCTTGTTGCCCGCACTCAGCGCAGCCAGCAAATCGTTTTGCGCTATCTCTCTGTCCCGTGCTTCGGCTCGCCTGTCTTCCTCTGTCCTCGCTATTTCGGCCTGCATCGTTTGAACGTCAAACTGCTGGCGCATATTTGCGTTTTCGTATTCGGTCGCCAGCTGCGCCTGCTGGTATGACGCCGCCTGCTGAGCGATGCCAAGGCCGGCGGTGACAACGCCCATGATGATTGGGATTGGACCGCACATACTTAGACCCTCACGAACTCGTAAAAAAGGCGACCTTCTGGTCCCCAGTTTGGATGCTTACAGATAAAGGTAAAGCCCATGTAGCGAAGCCACCTGACGTGCACTTCATTTCGGGCGTCAACCACGTTGAACAGCACCGGGTACTGGGCTTGCAGCTTTGCCAGCTCAATCCTGGATTGCCTTAGGAACGTGCGACGGTCGCCTGCGTCATCGAGCATTGCCTGACGGCCAAGCATCCACACCCGGCCGGCCGTTTCGTTTTCGGGGATGACACCCCACACGCCAACAACACTGCCGTGTCGACCCACCATCGCCATACAGGGCTTGCTTTTAAGTAGGCAGTACAGCAGGGCGTCGCGAGGCGTGGCGCCAGATTGCGCCTTCACCTCAGCGACGTCCTCTGGACGCATGTCGTCAGCAACGAAAGCAATATCCGCTGGTGTCGCCGGCCGCTGATAGCCGGTCTTCACAGGCGACTGGCTCGGGTTTGATACCACCCTTCCCATTCCGCTGATTGCACTCTGCACGGTAGTGGACTGCTACTGAGAATCTCAATCTTGGCCTCGGTGTTCTGAGCCAAGACCGGAGCGCGGAACTTGCCAGTCGACAGGGCAGGGCTGCCAAGGGGCGTGCTGCCGCTGCCGATTGTGTAGCCCTCAAAGTAGTAGTTCTGGGCGTCCCGGTTTTGCGGCGTGATGCGCAGCACGAAATGCGACGTGTCGTCAAAGACGATCGTCCATGTGCGCAGCTGCAGCCTTGGCCCAGCTGCAATCGCGGTGCCACCACCTGACGGGCTCTCCTTCAGGTATGGCGTAGAGAACTCGTAGGTCATGTCATAGACCTCGCCGACGTAGAAGTCGGCGCTGGTCAGGTCGCCGCGAACAATGAGCGTGCCATTGCCACCTGCGCCTCCATTGAGCGACCCACCGATTGGAGTCAGCACCTGTCCGTGGTCGATGGTGTTACCTGCCTGGAAGCGGCCGACCACCTTCATCGCCTCAATCTCTGTAATCGGATAGGGCAGGGTGATGGTCGACTGCACGTCCAGGCCGGCAGGGTTGGTCAACGCCACTGTGCAGTTGGCCTCTGTTGTCTTGCGATCCAGCAGGATTTCAAAGTTGGTGCCGCTGTCGACTGTCTCTGGCCGCAGCGCAGCGCGCTCCAGATAGACACCGTCGTCGTACTGCATGATCAAGTACAGATCGCTGTCGAGGATGTCGGCGCCAATGATTGCCTTGTCCTCGTGCACATCCCAATAGGACCAGGCCGACTGCAGTTTGGTGTCGTCGTCGAAGAAGAACTTGTAGAGATAAATGCGCTGAGGCTGGTCGGCGCTCAGTGCAACGATCGCGTCTTCCGACACCGATGCGGCCAAGGTTGAGAGGTTGCCCGGCACATATCTCGGGACTGATGCCGTCACCTCTTCTGACAACGGAACAGGGCCGCTGGCATCTGGCAGATAGAACTCCCGCAGGCCGCTGTAGTCGCCCTTGGGGATGGCGAAATAAATGGTTCGACCGACGCCCACTGGGTCAACTGCCGCCTGCATTTCAAACGTGGTGATGGCTGTCACCGTTGCATTGCGTGGCGTCAGGGGCGAGCCCAGGGTGGTGGTGCCGCTATCAAGGCGGAACTGTCCATGGCGGCTGAACAGCAGCAGCGTGTTGGCAAAGGCCAGGCTGCTCACCAGGAAGTTGATCTCCGTACCGCCAGTGCTGATGTCGATCGGGTCGCTGTCGATAACGGTCTGCACCGTCTCGGGCCAGAAGCGGTCGTAGCTGTCGGCCGCCGAGAGGATCACGTTTTCATCTGCCAAGAAGGCAAGCCTGTTTCTGAACAGGTTCACGTTCTGGATTGTGCTGCCAACAAAGCTCGGGTTTGGCGCGCTGTTCGCGTCACCAGCAATCCGACCGGACCAGTCGAACTGCTCAAACGTGAACGTCCCATTGGCATTGCGCCGCAAGATATGCGGCATCGTTGCGGCGTTGAACTCAAACTCAATGCCTGGCGCAACGGTTTCACGCCAGGTGCCATGGCCAAAGCCACTGCCGGCATTGGCTTCAAACTCAACGTAGTAATCGTCAAAGTCACTGGACGCAGTGCCCTGCACCTTGATGATGAACCCGTGCTCAGCCAGCAAGGGCAGGTCGCTAATGCTGTCCGTGGTGCCCTTCAGCGCAACGATGCCCTCAGCCGTTCGGCTGTCAGTTGCCGACAGGGTGTAATCACCGCCGTCGTTCTTTTGAATCTTGACGATGTAGTCCTGAGCGCTGATCGTCCAGCCAGCACCAAGGGCAGACGACAGGCTGCTGGCCAGGTTGCTGGCAATGGTCACCGTGTCAGGCGCGGCGCCGCCAGCATTGGCGGTGGTGTAGCTGACAGTGGTGCTGTTGACCGTAATCCGATAGGTGGTTGCGTAGTCAGCTGACCGGCAGAACACCATGGACCTGGTGCCCCAGGTGGGCGAGGTGGTGTTGGCCATTGCCACCGTCACCTCTCGGTTGACGATGAACGTGACGTCAGCGACCGATGCAACCCGGAATTGAGATGACGGGTTGTTGGCGTTATTGATGTTTAAGTAGCCGACACCGTCAGGCGTTGTGACCGTTTGAGCCACACCGTTCAGGTCAAAGACTCTGATCTGCCCGTCCTGGATGAAGACCAGGTAGCGGATCGCCCCGTCTCGATCAACGATGTGGACGAATGGCCGCGTGGCGCCAGCTGACCCGGCAAACATGCGGGCCAGGTGGTACATCGGAGGCCGCTTCTTCAGGCCCTCAACAGGGCTTGGCATGCAGTTGATGACTGACTCGGCCTGAGACGCCAAGCGCAGTGCGGCCGGCTGCTGGCTGACCCCGTTGATCAGGTTCGGGATCGTGCTGCTAACGAGTGGCATGGCTTAACGCGCAATCGCACGGCTGGGCAGATAGGTCCTCAATACACCCGTATGGTTCGGATTGCCACG